CTGGAATTCAGTTCGAAGCTTGGTTCGTTAACCACGATGGATCGGTAAAGAGAATACGATGACAAGTTTTAGAAATTTCCTCGCAGAAGAAGTCGACGAGACTAAGCTCAAGCACCTCGAGCATGCAGAAGATCATGTGATCAATGCAGGCAACGAAGGTTTCTCTCATGCCTTTCATAACCTGAAAGACGTGCACGATAAGTTGTCTGGTAAGAGCAACGATACCAAGATTACTATGAAGTACGACGGTTCTCCTTCAGTGGTATTCGGTCGCCATCCTCAGACTGGTCGATTCTTTGTTGCATCGAAGTCGGCGTTCAACAAGAATCCGAAGATCAACTATACCGATGAAGATATCGAAAAGAACCATGGTCATGCGCCAGGTCTAGTAGCTAAGCTGAAAGCTGCTCTGCACAATCTACCGAAAGTAACTCCAAAGAAGGGTGTTTTTCAGGGTGATATCATGCATACACCTGATGATGTACACGACAACAACGGTCGAGCGCACTTCACACCTAACACCATCACATACTCGACTCCTTCGAGCTCTGCACATGGCAAGGCTGCGAAGAATGCCAAGGTAGGTATCGCTGTACATACCAAGTACAACGGCAAGAACCTCGAAGACATGCAAGCAGAGTATGCACCTGATCTCAACGAGTTCGGTCTGCATCGTGACGTGCATCTGATCTCTACCGAACACGATCTCTCTCAGATCAAGTACACTCCTCAGCAGAAGGAACGTTTTGCCAAAGCCATGACTGCGGCTGCAAAGGCAAACAAGAAAGCGAAGCCTGAGACTTTCGAAGCCATCAAAGGACACGAGATTCCTCTGAAGACGTATATCAACCATACGGTTCGTACTGGCACCAAGCCTACATGAAGTCGCATCAGAAGAAGATCGAAGGAGTGAAGACTCCCGCTTCGAAGGCTGCAAAGACTGCAGCGATGGAAGCAGCTATCGGTCACGTTCAGCGTAACCGTGCACACTTTCAGAATATCCTTGATCAACACAAGCATCTGCAAAAGGCGAAGGATGTCCTCGCTCATACTCTCTCGAGCAACGCAGAGTTTGATCACTCCATCAACGGAAAGAAATCAAAGCCAGAAGGTTTCGTAGTAGTAAGACACAATCGTCCTACCAAGATCGTGGATCGTGCTGAGTTCTCGGCTGCCAACTTTAACAGGGACAAATCTCTATGAAGTCCATTCATATTACACAAGGTCGATTCAATCCAGTCCATGCCGGCCACGAGATGGTCGTGAAGCACGTGATGGATGCTGCCAAGAAAGAAGGCGCAGATCATAAGATCTTGACAACCGGATCTCATGATGCCAAGAAGAATCCTCTAACTCCTGAACAGAAGGTCAAGCACCTTTCTCGTGCTGTCAAGGGTGCGCACGTCGAGGCCATGAATAAAGATCATCCTACACTCCTTCATCAGATGGTCAAGCTTCATAAAGCCGGTTATACACACGTGACTATGCATGTTGGTTCAGACCGCGTCAAAGAGTTTCACGATCTTCTGCATAAGTATAATGGTAAAGATCTAAAACACGGGCACTACAACTTCAAGAGCATTAAAGTTAAGTCAGTAGGCGGAGAACGCAAGGAAGGTGGAGGCGGAATCGAGTCTGCTTCTGGTACTGCAATGCGCAAGCACGCTTCGGCTGGTGACAAAGAATCGTTCCATAAGATGGCACCGTCTGGAATGAGCAAAGCACATAAAGATGAACTGTATCATGATGTTCGCAAGGGTATGGGCATTCATGAGTCGTTCATCGTCAGATTCAAGAACTGGATTAGCTGATGGCAAACTACTTTCCGATGGACAATGTGTTCCTCAATATTTCAAGAGGACTTGTCAAAGGCACTAGCTATGTTCATAAGTTCGGTGCTGTGCCATCGATGAGTACAAATACTACTGGATCAATATGGGATATCGGTGATACAGTGTATCCATGGTCGGCATGGGATTCTGCCGGAACCATCACAATCGATCGAGCCAGTACCAGCGATGCTAATAAGCAAGTCACGGTAGTCGGTCTCGATGCAAACTACGATCCTATCGAAGAGACGATTGTTCTTACAAATGCCACCGGAAACGCATCGACGAATTCTTTTATTCGAGTCTTCAGAGCATTTGTAATCGATGGAGGGACAGTCAACGTAGGTCTGATTACCATCAAGAAAAATGGCACCGCAGTCGCAGCTATCGTGGCTGGTAAAGGTCAGACATTGATGGCAATCTATACTGTTCCTGATCATCACACTGCGTATCTTATGAAAGGTACATGCAGCGCTCAAGCAGGAGCAGACGGTACTGGAGACATGTTCGTTCGTTACTTCGGTCAGACTACGTTTAGAGTCGGTCACTCGTTCGAAGTATCCGGTGGAGGCGGTCAATATATGTACGAATTCGCCACTCCTATCAGAATTCCTGCTAAATCAGATATCGATGTACGTGTAGCTACACGTTCCAACAACGGTCGATATACTGCAGCATTCGATCTAATTCTTATCAAAGATAACCTCGGAGGAGGTTGATTTATTATAAATACTACTGCGGTTAGGCTACGGCAATCCCGTTGTAATAACAGATAAGCCCAAGGGAAACTCTGATGGAAGATAAGAATAAGAAACCGGTCGACAAGCAAGAATTGAAAAAACCAACCGGTAAGTCTGTCACTGGCAAGCCACTTGATGGAATCGAGATCCGTCCTCAGCTTAAAGGTCTCGGAAATAGCCAGCGCAACGAGGATACCGTAGTCCTAACTGACACCTTAGCTGAAAAGAAGGCGCTGACACTCGTTCAGCGTCAGAAGAGAGCTCGTATCATTCGATCGAAAGAATCGAAGATGCAGAGAGCCAAAGAAGTTTCAAAACACAAGCTCGCCTCAGACGAAAGACTGAAGGCTCGAGCCATTGTCCAAGCTCGCGATATCGTCAAGAAAAGATTCGCTGCTCGTAAGGGTACACCTTACGCTGAGCTGACGACAGCAGAAAAGATTCAAGTAGACAGAGTCGTAGACAAGAAGGTGAAGCTAATCAGAAAATTAGCTGGTCGCCTGCTTCCACGTATCCGTAAGATGGAGTATCAACGCCTCGCTTCCTTCAAGAAAGGAGAGAAGCTACAGCATCTGGCTCCTGCTGCCACCAACGAAGATTTTAATCGTATCGTCGAGAGTCTGAACGATAAGACTTCTCTGCAACTGGTCGACATCATCAACGAGTCTATCGACTGTCTGAACGAGAACAACGACTCGATGGCAGTGACGATCAAGAGACTGCTGAACGCAGTTCTTCCGGAAGATACCACTTCTTCTACACTCATCAAGAAAGCAGAAAGAACCGGCATCCCGTTCTCGACACTCAGAGAAGTGTTCGAGCGCGGTCTTTTTGCATGGGAAAACGACGAGCGAGGAACTCAGGAGCAGTATGCATTCTCGAGAGTCAACAGCTACATCGCCAAAGGCAGAGCTTGGACACTCGATGCAGATCTTCGCGAAGAGAAGCCGACTTACGATGCGCTCGATAAAGCTTTCGCTGAAGCTACTGAAGATCAGGTAGGAAACAAGGTTGCACCTACCGATAGACACGGCAAAGTACAATACGTTGGTGTCAGAACTCCTGCCCATAAAGAGACAGGTACACAAGAGCGTCAAGAAGTTCAGTACATCAAGCGTCATAAGATGCACACCAAGAAAGAGAAGGATGCCGATCCAGAACAGATCCGTATCGCTCAGGATCAGATCAAGAAGAAGGTGATCGACGACGCTTATAAGCCATCAGAGCTTGAAGTCGGCACGAAGTCACTCGTCAAAGCATACCAGAAGGGCACTCCTGGCCAGGAAAAAGCAGATCTCAACGAGATGTTCGAGATCGAGTTTGCTGCTGGTATCGGTGTAGGTCTGACTGCAAACGAGTGTGGCATCTTCATCAAGCCAGGATTCGAGATGCATCCTGACGTGGTAGAAGAAGATATCGAAAGAGAATCGGACTTTCGTATGATCAAGGTTCGTACTCCGAAAGGATGGACTTGGAAAAAAGTTCGTCGTGAAGCAAACATCGAGAAGGACGCAGAATGATCGGCTTTAAAGAGTTCATCACAGAGCGTGGCGAAGACTCGAAGGGTCATTTCATCGCCACTGAAAAAGGTGCTGGCATGACTGAGAAGGGTGTAAAAGCCTATCGTGCCAAGAATCCTGGATCCAAGCTTCAGACTGCAGTCACAGGTAAAGTTAAGCCGGGATCGAAAGATGCCAAGAGACGTAAGTCTTTCTGTGCTCGTATGAGCGGCATGAAAGGTCCGATGAAAGACGAGAAGGGTAGACCGACTCGTAAGGCAATGTCTCTCAGAAGATGGAAGTGTAATTGATGGAAGAGATCGTTGTACCTTTAAAAAAAGCTTTTGCAGATACATTCTCAATGTATTTGAAGGCACATTATTTCCACTGGAACGTAGAAGGTCCGGACTTCTATCAGTATCATGGATTGTTCGAAGCTATCTACTCTGAAGTTTACGGAGCAGTGGATGCTTTCGCCGAAGAGATCAGAGCGCAGAACGCCTATGCTCCAGGCTCTTTTAAGAGATTGGACGAACTGACTACACTCGTTGGAGAAGATACTATCCCAACTGCAGCGGCCATGACAGAGAAGCTTTTCGATGATAACCAAAAGGTTCTTGCTAGCCTGAAGGCTGCTCGAGACGTAGCCGATAAATATGGTGAAAACGGATTAGTTAATTTTCTAGAAGACCGCCTTGATCAGCACAAGAAACATGCGTGGTTCTTAAGAGCAACCCTTAAAGCATAATCAGGAGTAATCAATGTTTACGAAGAAACTTACAGACCTATTCAGTGCTGATCTTCTCGAAACCGTAAGCGGCATTCTTGGAGAAGCTAAGAAGTGCAAAGAATGCGGCTGCGCCAAGTGTGAGTGCGAAGACGAAGGCGAAGAAGACGATATGGAAGATGCCAAGGAAGGCTACGTTCCTACCGCTGATGAACCGACTGAAGCAAACAAGAAGACTGCTGACAAGGTTCGTGCTCTCCTTGCCAAGGAAAAGAAGCCAGTCAAGGAAGAGATCGATGACGCTCTTGAAGCCGAACTAAAGGCACAACGTCAGACAAAGAAGTCTGTAGCAGATGCCAAGAAGAAGTATGGTGTAAAGGAAGAAGTCGAGCTTGAAGAAGGCATCACTAGTATGTCTGATGCTCGTCTGAAGTTTCATGCTACGAAGAAGTTTCCACACGGCAGCTATACAAGCAAGCAGATTGAAGATGAACATCAACGCCGTCGTAAAACGGTTGCTAACTATCATACGGTCAAGCCATCACTTGGTGAAGAAGCCGAGCAGATCGATGAACTGTCAAAGAAGACACTTGGATCTTATGTAAAGAAAGCTGCAGGCAACGTTGGAGCTGAAGCTCTTACTGCTGGCCTAAAGATCAAGTCTGGTGAAAACCCAATGAAGAACCTTAACAAGACTCTTAAGCGTCAGAAGGGAATCGAGACTGCTACTAACAAGCTGACGAAGGAAGAGCAGGAATTCATCGATTCTCTGAATAAAGAGCTCTTCGATGAAATTGAAATCACTGAAGCTCGTGGTCGTCCGAAGAAAGCTGGTGGTAAGGACTTTACCATTCATCCGAAGACAAAAGAAAAGCTGATGCATAATAACCCTGAACACATGAAGAAGATCGAACTTCTTCAGAAGAACAAGGTTCTTGAGAAGCCAAAGACTGAGGCTGGTCAGCACATCATCAACCAGCTACAGAAGGCCAAGACTTCGATGACTGGCGGAACGAAGATTCACTTCACTCACGGTGACTCAAAGGAAGTTTCTGGCGCTCATGCTGCCAAGCTTCTTGACAAGTACGCTGGTATGAAGCCGAACGAGAAAGAAGATTTCCAGAAGAAGATCGGCCACTCTCACGAGCAGCTGATGAAGCACGTATAAGGTGTAACATGGCAATCAAAGCTGGTAACATTATCATTGGCAATCAATCTGTTTCATCTGTGGATGTAGAAACTCCAGCAGAGGTAAAGATTGAAAACAAGATCGTACAGATGGAAGAAGGTACGGTCGTGCACAATGGTAAACCAAAAAGATTTAATAAGAACATGTCAGCATACATGATCGATATGCTCACATCTGAAGAATGATAAATAAAAACAAAACTCACTAGGAGAAAGTAAATGGCTCAATGGGGCAATACAGACGACGCGGCGAACTCAGTCCTGTGGGCCGTGTCTCAACTTAATAAGCCGGCTAACACTACTAACCAGACAAACCTGTTCGGCAACGTAACATCAGGTGCGTTCGTTACAGGTAAGATCGTCGGTCAGTTTGGTGTAGACGTAACAGAAATGAATCTGGCACAGAGCAATGCCGCTGTCGCTCAGTACATCGTGGTCAGCGGTGGTTCTGGTTACTCTGCTAACGCTGTCGTTACAGTCGCTAACTCAACAGGTGGTTCGAACACTTCGGCTGCTAACTCGACAGTTGCTATCGGTAAGGTTACTGCAGTTACTGCAAACATCGCGCTCGGCGGTTTCAGCGGAGTAGCGCCAGCTGTTACTATCGCTGCTCCTTCAGCGATCAATATCACTGCTAATACTACCGGTGTAGTAGCTGCTACTGACTTCATCAAGTTTGCAACTGCCAACAGTAAGTTTGCTGCAGGAGATAGACTGTACTATACGGTTCCTACCAATAACACGGCTATCACTCCTCTGACAGGTAACTCTTACTACTACGTTGCGTTCGCTAACACAACCGGTATCGTTCTCACAGACGTTCCGAACGGTTCGAACATCGACATCACAGACACTCGTACGACAGCTTCTGCAGAAGTTCACACCTTCACGGGTGATACTGCTACAGCTGTAGCTGCTCTTTCGGGTGTTCAGCACGGCGCTGCTCACACTGGTTGGGTACTTCGCACAGTCGGTACAGGTGGTCGTGCAGGACGTGTTCAGTACGAAACACTCGTAGCGATGGGTGGAAACCTATCGACCGACGCCGAAGATACGGTAATGAAGGACGCATAATAAATGAGTGATCGTGCCAAGAAATTAACTGAACTTACTTCGATTGGCACGGCCAACACGTCGATCGCTAGCGGAGATATCTTTATCGTCGAGGATATCTCCGCTAACACGACGAAGTCTACTACATTATCAACGTTACGCAAAGCAATCGTACAAGGTCCCTATGCAGATGATACCGCGGCAAATACCGCCGGTGTAGCTCTTGGACAACTATACTATACTGCTGCAGGGGTTGTCAAAGTAAGAATTGCATAATGATTGAAAAGCTTGATGATTCTAATTTTTTGATATACGCAGCCAAGTGTTACGATAACCCGCAGTGTTTCGAGGACCTCGAGTTTTATGAGGACCTGGCTCGATTCAAGTATATCAAGAGACTATTAAATCGCTATGAAGAATCCGGAGAACTGAAAGATAGACTGATCGTAAACCATCTCGTTGTTCTGTACAATGTATTCGGCAACGAAGCGACAAGACTACTCTTCTTTAAGTTGGACGGCTATTACCATATGTTGAAGCCGTTCATTGTTTTATTAGGAAGACTTCCTGATAGAATACACGGAATCGGTGCAGAGAACAAGACGATACACACGAGCGACATTATCATGGATGACAAGATAGTAAGCTTACTAAGGAAAATCTAATGGCAAAAAGGGGTCTATGGGATAATATCCACGCCAAGCGCAAGAGAATCAAAGCCGGTTCTGGTGAACGCATGCGTAAACCTGGCTCGAAGGGTGCTCCGACGGCACAAGACTTTAAGGACGCACAGGAGTCTGCCAAAGATCCTCGTGAGTACGGTTACGAAGGCGAGATGGTAATGTCTCAGCTGAAGAGTATCATGGCTCATGTCGAACAGCTTAACAGGGTTCTGAAGCCTGATACGGATCTTCCAGAGTGGGTACAACTAAAGATTACACTTGCCTACGATTACTTGCAGACCGCAGCAGATTACCTGGCTACCGAAGTAAAAGAAGAGATGGCATGTAACTCTGTTGGTGCAGGTAAAGTTGCTGGTCTCGGTGTTGGCCCACAAGGCGAACCACCAGCAAAGAAGTCAAAGGTTCTAAAGAGATTTAACGCGTTTACAGGAAAATAATATGGGTCTGATTCCTCTACCAATCAAGATTATGGCAATTATTTTTATTGTACTCGGTGCAGCTGGTTGGGGGTACATGAAGGGCTCTGCACATGCAGAGATCGAGTTGGCCAACTATCAGGCGAAGGCAGAGAAACAGATATCAGACCTCAAGACAGAGAACGCAAGAATCTCTGATAACGTTACTACCGAGTTTGTTGATCGTGTGAATACTATTCATGATAAAGAAGTGATCTATAAAGATAGACTCGTTAATCTAGGCGAAGGTACAAACAACCTTACTAATGGATGGGTAGAGTTACACGATGCTGCAGCGAGACTCGCAGATCCGGATGCTCAACTCGCTTCTGATAAGTCTCCTTCTGGAGTAATGGATAACGCGGCTCTGGCTGTAGTTCTTTCTAACTATTCTGTCTGTCATGCCAACAAGCAACAGTTGATTAGTCTGCAGACTTGGATTACAGATAACAAAAAAGCGATCGAAGCAGCCAACCTGAAAGCTCCGAAGGAAAAAGATTGATGAGAACTTTAGTCGTAATACTCTTGGCAGTTTCGCTTTCGGCGTGCAGTATCTTCGGAGGAAAGAAAACACGTTTAGTTCCTCAAGCATATATGCCTGAACCGCCGAAGATTTTGATGGAACCACCGAAAGATTTAAAGACTATTAAGAAGAACAACCTTGAGATTACAGATGAAAATGTATCTGTCAACGGACCAAATCAATGAAGAAGTTTAAAGACGCTCCAGTAGAAGATGACTCGAACGACAGTTTGATCAACGTCATCGCCAACTCTCTGAACAGAGCGAGTAGCAAAGATGATACTCGTGGCCTTCTGCTGTTGATCGCTGCTCTTGGACTTCTGAACGTTTCAAAGGACGGGTTGCCAGCAAGCGTTGCTCGTAAACTGGCATCAACATCGAATAGAAAATAACGGAGAGTGATATGTGGAATAAGATTAAAGATTGGTTTGCAAGAACTCTTGATCTTGACAGAGACGGCAAAGTAACAGCAGAAGATATCGAATTGGCAAGAGCTCTTGCAGAGAAAGAACTCAAGAAAGCCAACGACGAGATTAATAAAGCCGCAACAGTCATCAATGATCAGATCACTGATGCTGTGACTCAGGTGAAGAAGGCTACAAGGGGTAGAAAAAAGAAATGAGTCTGATGAATTTTTTCTCGACGCCACAGATCACGTCGTTCGAGCAGCTTGAACTCGAGAAGGGCAAGATTCAGCTTACGATCATGAAGATGGCTGCCACCATTCTTGGCACCATCATGTTAGCAGTCGTTGCGATCTTCCTCGTAGGTATGTTCATGCCGAACGAGCTGATCGACAACAACGAGATCTTTAAGATCATCGGCCCAGCGTTCTCGACCATCGTAGGTGCCTTCGTAGGCGCATTTGCGACGATGATGGGCATGAAAGTAACAGAGTTCGATCCAAACGTCAAGACACAAACACTTGGCACAACGGATCATAAAGCTCTCGCAGAGGCACACAAAATCAATGCCGAGGCCGAGTCAATTGAAGTAGATAATGAAATTAAAATGATGGCAGCGATCGACAAGTATCATGAATCTGACGAGGACCACGGTCCTTTCTAAGGAGGACAAAATGGATATCGTAGGATACTTCAAAGGAATGATGGCTGACGGTAATGGTAACCCATCTTCGAAGAGATGGGTAGCCATGCTAGCTACAGTGCTTGTCGCTGTCGGCTATATCGCTAACCTATTCTGGGACTACACAGTCGAACAGTTCATGTTCGAGTCGATGATGTATATCGTCATCGCAAGTCTTGGTATTACTGGAGCAGAGAAGTTCGCTCCGAAGGCACCGACAGAATAATGGCAACTCAAAACGTCAGCAAGCTCGCCGAAGATGTGACGTATCTGCGTAAAGATATGGCAGTCGTTGGCGCGCTTGTTGATCGTTTAGATACTACTATCGATAAGCTGACTGACATCTCGAACAATGTTTCGAACCTGCTTGCTGTACATGAAACCAAGCTATCGTCTCAGGAAATTATAACTAAACAGATATCAGATTTAGTGGAAGCGCGTAGAGTGGAAACAGACGATAAGATTCAGGTCGTTCATGATAGAATTTCTTCTGGAGAACGTGAGATCAAAGAAAAGATCGACGATCAGTATGACGAACTCATGAAAGAGATCAAAGAAATGAGAGCAGAGTCTGTATCTCAGCACAATACTCTGAGCGAGCGCATCACTACGATGGAAAAATGGATGTGGACAGTGATAGGTGGTTCTGCTATTGTAGGCGGTATCATCGCTCTTGTTCCGTGGAGTACAATATTCGGAGCTGGATAATTTATGAGATGGGTAGTTGACGACTTCTTACCACAGAGGTTCTTTCATGATATTAGAGATTTTATCTTATCAAAACAATTTAAATGGGTTTTTGGAGCAGTAGTATATCATCCGGCCGAAAACGGAGATACTTATCCTTATATGCCCGATCACGAAAAAAACATATATCTAGATCAGAAAGACGACGATTGGTTTCTTTCTCGTAGAATCTTTGACTCTCAAGATCGTATACAAGAACAAGAGTGGGATGTAATAAGGCCCATCATGTATTTTATTGAGGATCGTTTACGGTTTCAAGTGCATGAGCTTCTTCGAGTTCAGGTCAATTGTATGCTAAATCAAAATAGAAAACGAATGCACGGCTTTCATAACGACCGGCCTGACGATCATTATGTGGCGCTGTATTACTTAAACACTTCTTTAGGAGCTCCGACTGTATTCGAAGACGGAGAAGAAGTAGAGCACATTGAGAATCGATTACTCTTCTTCCGCGGTGGAGATATGTTCGAAAATAAACACAGCACAAATCTTCCGATCAATACTCAAAGAAGAGCAGCTATAAACATCAATTTAAAGGGCGAATTCTTTTAAAAAAGCATGTACTTAATTAACCACCTGAGTATAATGAAGCTAACAGGTTGGAGATACCATGCTTTGGATAGAACACAAATACATCAGTTTGCTCTCGTTCCGCCTCGAAGGCTTCGAACGAGTGAGTCCTTACGTCTATCGGTGCCGTTGCCCCATCTGCGGCGACTCGAAGAAGGATCGTCGTAAGAAGCGCGGGCATATCCTCGAGAAGGGTGGCAAGGTTCGTTACTACTGCCACAACTGCAATGCCTCGATGAAGTTTCGATACTTTCTGAAGGAGATCGATCCTGCTCTGTATCTGGAATATGTAAAGGAACAGATCAAGGAATCTGGTACTCAGAAAGACGTCGAGACTTTTGCCGAGAAGATGAAGCCTCCAGTCTTCGTCAAGACTACGGCTCTGTCAGATATCAAGAAGGTGAGTCAGCTCAAGCCTGATCATCCGGTGAAACAGTACGTGCAGTCACGTCAGATTCCGGTGCACCTTCACTACAAGCTGTTCTACGCTCCCAAGTTCGGCGCGTGGGTCAACAGCATGATCCCTGACAAGATCAAGATCGGAGAGAAGGACGAGCCTCGTCTGATCATTCCGTTCCTTGATAAGGACAAGAATCTGTTCGGGTTTCAGGGTCGATCGTTTCGAAAGGACGGTGTGAGGTATATTACCATCATGCTCGACGAGAGTAAACCAAAGGTTTACGGTATGGATAGTATCGACTCGAGTAAGGATATATATTTACTAGAGGGACCGATCGACTCGATGTTCTTGCCGAACGCCATGGCTGCAGCAGGCGGAGATCTTGCTGCTCAAGTCGAACAAACCGGTTTACCTAAAGAGAAAATCGTGGTAGTATTTGATAATGAGCCGAGACATCCTGACACGATCAAGCGGATGCAGAAGGCCATTGATGCTGGCTATCGCGTGGTCATCTGGCCTTCTGAGATCGAACAGAAGGACGTCAACGACATGATCCTTTCGGGATTGTCAGCAGAATATATCAAGGATGTTATCGATGAATGCAACTACTCAGGACCTACTGCAAAACTGCACTTCGCAATTTGGAGAAAAGACCGTTGAAGCGGTCATGAATCTACCAGAGCAAGAGTTGACGTGGGTCGTATACAATGCCAACATGGTCAGCTAC